ATGAAAACTCCACAATATAGTGGTGGTTTGATTGAATCTGCGATGGCTTATCAACAAGTTAGAATTGATTTGTTTAGAGATTACGATGGAATGGATAATGACCCAATTTTATCATCAGCATTAGACATTTACGCAGATGAATCGACTGTAAAGAATGAAATGGGAGATGTACTTAAAATAAATTGTGCAAACGAAAATACAAAAGAAATTCTTAGAAATCTTTTTTATGATATTTTAAATATTGAATTTAATTTATGGCCTTGGTCCAGAAACTTAGTAAAATATGGTGATTTCTTTTTACATTTAGAAATAGCTGAAGAATTGGGTATTGTAGGCGTACAACCTTTATCAACATACGAAACCTCAAGAGTTGAAGGATTTGACCAACAAAATCCACAACGAGTTAAATTTGTATATGCACCATATCAGAATCCAAATAGTGCAGTAGTAACTGCTACTTCTAAAAGAGAATTTGAAAACTATGAAATAGCTCACTTCCGTTTATATTCAGATTCAAACTTCTTACCATATGGCAAATCAATGCTTGAAGGTGGTAGACGAGTTTGGAAACAATTAACATTAATGGAAGATGCGATGTTAATCCATCGTATTATGAGAGCTCCTGAAAAGAGAATATTTAAAGTAGATGTTGGTAATATACCACCGGCAGAGGTTGATAACTACATGCAAAAAATTATCAATGGTTCTAAAAAAGTTCCTTTCTTAGACCAAGCTACGGGTGAATATAACTTAAAATATAACATTCAAAACTTAATTGAAGATTATTATATGCCAGTTCGTGGTAGTGATAATGGAACTTCAATTGATACCTTAAAAGGTTTGGAATATAATATGATTGATGATATCAATTACTTAAAAGGTAAGATGATGGCAGCATTAAAAATACCAAAAGCATTTTTAGGATATGAAGAAGATATTAGTGGTAAGGCTACATTGGCGGCACAAGATATTCGTTTTGCAAAAACAATAGAAAGAATTCAGAAAGTATTAGTATCAGAATTAACTAAGATAGCAATCGTTCACTTATATGCACAGGGATTAGATAGTGAGGATGAATTGGATTTCCAATTGGAATTAACAATACCATCTAAAATTTATGAGCAAGAAAAAGTTGAATTATATACATCTAAGATAGCATTAATTACACAAATGCAACAAACTAAGATGTTTTCTAAAAAGTGGATGTATGATGCTATTATGGATATGACTCCTGAAGAGCAAGATGAATTAACAGTGGATGTTATTGAAGATACTAAACAAACATTCCGTTTAACATCAATTGAAACTCAAGGTGTTGACCCGGCAAAAGAAACTGGAACGGAAGAACCAACCAATGTGGAAGAAGAAATTCAAAAAATAAAAGAAGAATTAGAGGAAGATGGAAAAGTTGGTAGACCAAAAGACCCGGTTAGATATGGCAAGGATGACCATCATTTAGGAAGAGACCCATTAGGAATTAAAACTTTAAAGCAAAAAGCTCAAAGAGAATCTAAAGAAATATTTAAAGATATGTTAGGTAATAAAAAGACTATTTTGATGGAAGATTTACATAAAAAGTAATAATCCACAATAAACATATATTTATATCAGAGAAATTATACAATTAATGAAAAATATTAAGCACTCTAAATTTAAAAACACAGGATTCATTTTTGAATTGCTAGTTAGGCAGATTACATCGGAAATCATGTCTGGCAAAGAAAATTCAAAAGCTGAAAAGATATTAAAAGAATATTTTTCAGGTAAAAAAGAGCTTTCAAAGGAATTGAAATTATATCAGTATTTGATTAATGAAAAATATAATTCAGAAAACAAAGCTGAAAAATTCGTTGAAACCGTATGTGAAGCCCGTAAAAGATTAGATGAGCAAAAGCTTATGAAGGAAAAATATAATTTAATAAAAGAGATAAAAGAAGCTTATGATATAGATGAGTTTACTAAATCTTCAATTTCAAATTATAAAAATTTGGCTTCTATTTATAAAATATTTGAAGCAACTGTTACAAAAGAATCATTTGAACCAAAAGATATCGTTAATTCTAAATTTACTGTTGTTGAAAATATGATTAACTCTTCAATTGAAAATAAAGATAAAAAATTAAATGATAGAGTTTTTGAAGAATACAAAAAGCAAGATGAAGAAGTTAGAATGCTATCATACAAAATGTTAGTAGAAAATTTTAATAAAAAATATAATAACTTATCAGCTGGACAAAAGAATTTACTTAAAGAGTATATTAATAATATTAATAATACAGGTAAATTAAAAGAATATGTTAATGAAGAGGTTAATACTTTATCTGAAGGATTAAAAGAAGTTGGTTCTAAAATTTCTGATAAAGTTACAAAAATTAAATTAGCTGAAACTATTTCCAATATTAGAAAAATTAAATCAGTTAAGAAATTAAGAGAATCTCATTTGTCTGCATTAATGATGAGTTACGAATTATTAAAAGAATTAAAAGAAAGTTTAAATAAATAAAAATGACAAATTATAGAATTTTTAACGCAAAAGAATATACAGCAGGACAATCTGGTTCATTAGAAAGAGTATGGGGAGTAATGAGAGGTTCGGCAATTTGTTCAGGTTCAATAACATTGGAAGGTGTTGTTGATAATAACCTAAGTGGTACAATCGCACAAACAAATAACCATACTACTTTAAAATTAGAACACTTAGCAGTAGGAGAGCCAGTTCCTTGTTATGTTAGAAGTATTACAGTAACATCTGGTAATGCATATTTATTAGCATAATAAAGAAAAAAATGCCAGCACAATCCAAAGCACAACAAAAATTTATGGGAATGGTTCATGCTACTCAAAAGGGTGATATGAAATCTCCATCTCCAGAAGTTAGTAAAGCAGCAGACTCAATGAGTGATAAAGATGCTAAAGATTTTGCATCAACATCTCATAAAGGGTTGCCTGATAAAATAAAAGAAATGGTATTGGCTGAATTACGTTCAGTAAGAGCCATTCAAACGGATTACGCTAAAACGTTAGATGCTATTCAGCAAAACTTAGAAGGATATAAAAAATCTAAAGGAACTCCAAACGAAAATCAATATGTACAAAAACTTAAAGCACTAACTGCACAAAAGAAAAAACTTTCTGCAGAATTGGATGCTAAAGTTGGTGATATGTATAAAGATGCCGAATTGAAAGTAGATGAAATGACCACTTCAGATGCAGCTGGCCCATATAACACACCATTTGCGTTTGGTAAAGGTGAGGATGAGAAAACTAAAGGTAAAAGACAAGCTGATTTAACAGGATATAGTGTAGTTAAAGAAGGTAAATACTATGTAACCTATAACAAAGGTAGAGGACAGGGTAAGGGGTTGGAAAAAGAATTTGATAAAAAAACATTTAGTTCAACCAATAAGCCAAAAGTATTCAATTCATTTAAGGATGCAAAGAAACACGCCGAAGATATGGAAAAAATGTTTCGCCATTCGATAGGTGGTGGAACGGCATATTGGGTATCAGATGAAAAAATGAATCCAATAAACGAAAATCGTTGGTTAGAATTAAAAAGAGATGAATCTACTGCACAATCTAAGATTGGTAGAGGCATATCTAATATCAATAAACAATTAGCAGAAATGGAAAGATTTCTTAATTGGTATGGTAAAATTAAGAACGAAAGTGGGGTAGATAATAAAAGTTATTGGAAAAGAACAAATAGTCATATTTATAGTATAAAGGAACGATTACTAAAATTAGACCAAAAAATAAGACAAATTTCAGAATAATGAAAATAGCTCAATTAAAAGAACTTGTTAAGCAAGTAGTTAAGGAAGAAAACGATTATCAGCAATTATTTAAACATATGTTAGATAAGGCTGGTAAAGATATCTCATCGATGAACGATGATGAAAAAAAGAAATTCTTTAATGCTGTTGATACTGCTTATAAAGCAAAATCGGAAGGTAGATTGAGAGGATATAATGAAAACTTACCTGGAAATCAGGAAAAGTTAGATACTGATAAAGATGGTGAAATTGAGGCGAGTGATTTAGCAGCATTAAGAGCTAAAAATGAAGGAGCCAAAAAAAAAAAGTAG